TCTTTATCACACAATGCAAGTGCTTCTTCTTTAGTCACCACACGATGCGATACGATAGTCTCACCCAAATGTTCTTGCGAAAATTCTTTTGCTTCTTCTAGCGTAACTGTATCAAGTGCCCAGTCTGCTTTATCTTTACCATATCTGTCAATGCCAACAGGCACTTCTACCATGTAGCGTTCACGAAACGTAGAGACAGTTTCAACAAGCACCCATTGTGTTTCAATCTTTTTCATAGTCCAACTACCATCTTTATTGTCAATCCATTCGATATTGTCACCAGTTTTCCAACCAGTTCCCTCTAGTATATCATCATTCAATGGAAGAATCAAATCACCAGTTTCTGGGTCTTCTTCCAAATTGATTGTCCAAGACTTGTTTGCCATAATATTGTTCCTTTACTACCAATGATGAATCGTATTTGCAATGATGAATAAGCACGTTACAATGTGTATTATAGTCCAAAACGTTCTTAAAGTCAATGCAACCCACGCTTCTTTCATGGTAAGAATCGGTACATCAGGCTTGTCTTCATCAGTTTTACCGATTAAGTGGTTAGTTGCTCTTGCCCAAATCAACCAAAATCTCATGTTAACATCCTTACCAATCCTATGGTATCTATTGTTGTCAGCAGAATATAGTTAGCCAACATGCCAAAAGATTTCCTAGTCCAACTAGCCCAAGCATACAAAGCACAGCCAAGGATCCAGATAGGGTAAAGAGTAAGAAGCGGAGGGGTGGGGACTGTGAGTGCCATAGTAATACTACAGCCAATGCTAATAGCCCAAGCAAGCAACTCAACAGCAAAGCGAATTCTGTTAGACTTAAAGTCATCTTTAATCCATTCTATAGTAGGGCGAAACAAATCAATATTCATATTGTCAATCCAAGTTAAACAAATCAGGATGTGTCTTTGCAAAATACAATCGTAACAAGTTCCAATGTTCAAATAATTCTGGTGATTGTTGTTCAACAACCATGCGCTTAATTGCGTACAATGACTCTAACACTTTGCTAAAATCATTGATTTGATTTTTGTACACACCATAATCATATGGCTGACTGTAGACTTTATATTCTTTCAGTTGCAGAAACGTAGAGAACAATCGTTCAACAATAAAGGGAAACATATTCAGATTTGGATCTCTGCTATAGTTTGCACTACCATGATAAATCTCTGCGTCTTGTCCAGTCAACGCTTCAAGTTTTTCTTTGATATCTTTTACGAATGCAATGTACTCTAACCAAAATGCTTTTGTCGCAACAAAGTAACTGCAATAGCAAGTCGAATCTGTCATTACAGATTCAAGCACGTTAGTATCATAGTTACCTGCAATAAGTGCAGAACGAACAACTTGTTTAATTCCTGGATGAAAATAATCGCCTTGTTCCCAAACGTTTTTCGTTAGTGCATTCTGTACTCTAGCATGATTGAAAATGTAAACATCATAACCATCATTGTTATCAATAGCATCTTTAATTGCGTTAGCTTCATAACGCATCTTACTTTGCCAGCGAGGACCAAAGACACCCCAAGCATCTAAGTCATCAGCAAAGCCTTCGTCAATAATACGATTAAATGAATGAAACTCTCGTAACTCGGGCTTCTCATTTGAAGTATTATCAAATGGTGTTAGAAGAGGGTCAACTAAAGGTATCTGTCTGTCTTCGAAACAAATCTGAAAAATCTTATAGTTCAATCTGCTACCCTCGCTCCGTTCGGTGCGATATTTCCTTCTACACCAAGTTTACCAATGTTCTCAATCAATACAGGATCAAGATGATGAAACAATAAATGTTCAATGTCAATATATCCCTTTGCATTCAATCGCTCTGTCATGTGATTAAACATGTCAGTATAAATGTCTCGAACGTATGGAAGTAAGAATGCATCAAAACTCCATAAGCGACTCATATACTGTAACGACACACCACCTGTGGTTTCTGATCTGAATTGACTTGTAAACGGACCACGAATGACAACCTTATCTTTAGCTTGCATGTGTTTATCATAGTTGAAATCTTCATTCAATGTATAACGACCACTCATCTTAAAAATACGTTTGTACTTCTCACGCCAACCATCTTCAGTTGCTTTATCAAAGAAAGAACCGAATATGATAATCTCAATCATGTTCTTAACAATGTCGTGATTTGGAACTTGTTGTAGTTGTTTAACGTTATCTGCGTCAGCAAAACTATAAAATCTTTTAATGTGTGGTGATAATATATCACGTTCTTTTTCTGTGATATCTTCATAGCCACCATCTAGTACAATGATATCTGCATCGCACTTGTTTCTGATAGACTTGCAGGTTTCAATAGTTTGTTCAAGTCTTGTTTGAGTATCATACACGCCATGCTTTGCATGAATCGCTGACGATACTAAGAATACACTTTCACTCATTTGCTTTCCTCACTTTTTTAGCAGATGCTTTCTTTGGTACAGGTTTTGCTCTAGGCTTTTTTGGCTTAGGCGCCGATGCTTTCATAATCTCTTCACCACGTTTGTTCAAACGTTTAAATACTTCATCTGGATCCATCCAAATGTCTTTATTCTCCAGCATAGATTTGATTTCAATGTCTGTTAAGAATCCTGAATAGACACTTCGCATGAATTTATCTGACCACTTGCGTTCATACATGATGTTGTCGTACATTTCACCACCCTTGCCAATCGTGCCGCCAGAGTAATTGTGAAACATGAACATGGAGTTTTCTGATATCTCAAAGCCATCTGCGGCTAAGAATATCATTGTTGCGGCTGACATACATGCACCTTCTACGGATGCAATGATGTTTGCTTGAGACTCTGCCATAACACGCATCAACTGTACAGCAGTAAATAAATTACCACCATGAGAATTAATGTGAATTTTAATCACATCATTTTCGCTTGCGTTTCGGATAAGTTCAAACCAATCTATGTATTCATTAGGCGCAGTTAATTCGCCACACAAATATAGAGTGTGTAATTGTCCAAGTATTTTTGGTTGTCTAGGCTTTTTGTCTTCATCTATGCCAAACAACGAACTAATTTTTTCTTCTTCCATAATTATCACTTTCTATTATAATATAGAGTATACTCTACTTTGTTTCGGATGTCAACTTGTCAAATCCATATTTGCAGAGCCAATACGCATCAATCAAGTCGGAAGAAGGATTCCATTGCTTCTCAGTCATATGTAGTTCTTCTTTTAAACGAATGTCGTTGAATTCTTCAAAGACTTCTTGCATTCGTTCTTTATTTGCATTGCCTTTACCAGTAGCATATTTCTTAAGTACTGTTGGTGGAACTTCTGTACATTCTACGGCAAATAACCATAGTCGGTATTTTAGAATGCCAGCGTTCTCTGCAATGTTGAATACTCTGCCTTTTGACCCCATAGAATAACCTTCTAGGAATACATGGCAGTCTTTGTCTGTCTCTAACAGTCTATCAATGAAGAAGTTTGATATACCATCATATCTTAATACGTCTGATAAACCTTCGTGTTCGAAAAACTTGCCTCTGATATTTTTAAGTTCTACTTCATACTTTCTAGATTGGGTTAGAAAGTAAAAATGACACTTATCGAAATTGAATTCACCGTCTTCAGTATCAAACACACACATTGCAGGACATGTTAGGGAATAATCTACTCCTGCTATAATCATCTATTGTCTTCTTCAGAGGACCATTCATCATCTTCTAATAATTTATCCCAATCTTCATCTGTCCACTCTTCTTCTTTTTCTGATACTGCTTCTTCGGTTATTGTCGAACCACAATAAGAGCAATGTGTGGGTAGTGTGTTGTCTCCGCCCTCTAATGGAGTTACTGAATACTCAGCCTCGCATGAGTCGCAGAATACGTTATATGTTGACATTTAATCTCCTTATTCATACATTACTGTATCAGCATCACCAATCGCCCATTTTGGATTTTGCTCTACAATGTATTTTTTTGTGCAGACTTTAAAGTCTGGAAATAGCATCTCTTTTGGATTGCTTGCGGCGTCAAGGAATATGCAACGATTGTTTGGCTGTGCCGCATACTGTCCATTATCAAGTTCGAGAAAGTTATATGATTTATGGTCTTCTGGATTTTCACTATCACCCATATCTAAGTATTCATCTGCCGCACAGTTGTCAACAGTAAACATGTAATTGCCATTATACCATTGTTTATTCTTAGCGTAAAATTTACCACTCAGATTCATTAAAAATGATTTTTGTATTACTGTAAGGTCATACGACAAACAGTC